AGGACTCTATGATTTATTTTAAAAGAAATTTTAAATATTTCATACCATATTATTATAATGATATAATAACTTGGCTTGGGATCCCATCTTCAACAGAAAGTAGAAGAGCTGTAGATTCCTTGAATAAAAAATTAACGAGATATTTCACTTTTAGAGGGGTTAATAACCTCATTCTAGTAATGAAAATATCATCCATCGTTGTCCTAAAATATTTAGGTAACGAACACTTAACTTCAACTCAAAGTCTTGGACAACGTATTAAACTAGTGCATGGTTTACCTGCATATTTCCCTCTAACCATTAGAAAATGGATTAGAGATGGTTCTATTAAACATATCAGAGTTATTATAACTCTTCTATATTCTTTTAAAGCCATAAAAGGAAAATGGGGTCTACCAGACGTGTCTTCAATCCAAGCGGCCCCTTTTATGCTTCTTGAACAGTTTGAACAAGAATTATTAGATACAAGAAGTAAATTTTTCAAAAACTTTACAACAGAACCTGTTATTCTTAAAGACAGAACTAAAAGTCCTCCTTTAATCTTAACAGCCTCAGGTAATGGGTCTCCATCGGTAGCACAAACATTGTTTGATGCATTTTACCATTGTTTTGATCCTAATCAATGTCTTAAAAGATATATGATTTTGGCTTCAACTCAATTTGGACAATCTCAAAATCCTTGGATATTCTGTCGTGCAGTTATGGAATCCTATGTTGCAGATATGCAATCAGGTAAACTTCTTTGGAAATACTTGAAAAGATTTCCTCTATTGAAATTCTTAAGACGTCATTACAAATCAGCCTATAAAGGACTGAAGGATAATGAGCCTTGGAGTCAAACTGCAGAAGAGTTCACTATGTCTCACACAATTCCTGGACGGCTTTCATTAAAATTTGAAGCTGCCGGAAAAGTTAGAGTTTTTGCAATGGTAGATTATTTTACTCAATATGCTTTACAACCTCTAGCGGATGATATGATGAGAGTTTTACGTGGACATCCGTCCGACGCAACTTTCTTTCAAAATACCCGAGTAGAAGAAACACTCCGTGAAAATTATCGTACTTGTTATTCTTTTGACTTAAAATCAGCTACGGATCTGATTCCTTCACAATTATATAAAATTGTTTTAGGAGCTAGATACGGTGATGATTTTACTCACGCCTGGTTCGATTTACTTGTAAATCGAGATTTCATGGTTATGAAAACTAAAACCACGACTATGAGAAGTCTTGTAAGATATACAAGAGGACAACCCATGGGTGCACTTTCTTCTTGGGCTTCATTAGCTTTAATTCACCATTATTTGGTGTGGTTATCGGCATATAGAGTTGATAAAAACCTTGCTAGAACTTTTAAAGAGTACCTTGTACTTGGGGACGATTTAGTTATTTTTAACAAACAAGTTGCTTTATCCTATTTAGAGGTATGTAAAGATTATGGTATAACCATTAGTTTACCTAAATCTTTCGTCTCTGATGAAGGTTTATATCAGTTTGCAAGTCAGAATGTCTATAAAGGTGAGTTTATTTCTCCGCTACCATTAAAAGATGCTTTAGCGTCTTCTATGAATTCCTCCGTGGCTAATAAATTTAAACTTATTAGTTCACGTCTGGAGTTTAGTAAACGAGTTAATAGACTAGGTTATATGAAAGACAACTCTATGATTTCCTTCGTGCGAGCACAAAGTTCTTATCATCAATGGAAACGGTATTGTAAATTTTATTTTCCGAAGGGATTAATTCCTTCAGAGGTAAGAGATATATTACTGTTGATGCTTAATTTTGATCTAAGATCATCACCAAACATTAAAACATTGGATAGACTATTAGCAGCATTAGCTGGAGATTATAGACTTTTATGTTCAAGTAATATTCCTGAATACTCTAATGCAG